TCCATTGCCCTAATGGTCCTGAGGAACACACCTGTCAAGTGATCGTCCAAACCTGCAAACTGAGCAAACCTTATAACCTCTCCCCAAGGGATAGGACCTATCCCAAAACCAAACTGCCTACAGGTTGAAAGCTCCCAGAAACCGCTCAGGTAGAACTGGTCCTCAGGTGTCACGAGGGGAGGAGGCACAAGGAACTTGGGGATTGGTTGACCTCGTGCCTCCATGACCTCTGCAACCCAACCATTGTCCTCCCAGTCTAGGACCCACCTGAGCTGCTGGGCAAATTTTCAGACACCTCGTCAGGGTCAGCCAGAGGACCCTCCACAAAGTTGAGAGGCTGCTCACAGAAGTCCCTCAGCTCTCCGAAAATCCAGTCAGGTAGAGCCTGGAGGAACTGCTCACAGTGAGCCTCCGTGAACTCAACGTCATTCCCCTGAGCGTCCTTGACGTGCTTCCAGCCACGGAGAACAAACTTGGGGAAAAGCTCCTTGTGAACGTCCCTAACATCGTCAGCCAGCTTGGCTGTAATGTTGCCAGCAGCTAACGCTCTGGCGTATTTCTTACTCCGATTCAACAGAGCATTGAAATAGGGACGGTTGCTCCTGTTGGCAGGAGCCACAATCAGGACAGGCTCAGGGTCCTGCTCAATCATGTGAAGGGTGAACTCAGCTGTTGACTCCTGTGAAATGTCATAGGAGTTGAGGTGTCCAAAATCAGTCATTCTGGTGGTCTCCTTGTTTGAGGGAACGGGTCCCCTCTGTTATTCCCACTGGCTCCTAGCTGCTAGGCAGGTAGGGGAACAGTGAGATTCCAATGGACGTCCCTAAGGTATCGTCCTTGACTGCCGTTGCAGGAGTATTGATCCTAACCGTCTCGTTCTCAGGGAACTCCTTGGCTCCGTCACCCAGCAGGACAGCTGGGAAGTCAAACCAAATCCCCTGATCCTCATTCCTGAGACCAAACTCCATTGTAACCGTGGTGTTGTTCCTGATAGCAGCAGGAACAGCAGAGTTAGCAAAGAGAATCTGAGCGTCAATTGTGACATTCAGGTTCCCAATGTTCATGAAGCTAGCTCCCAAGGTCCCAATACATTTCTCAGGAGAGACATTGTTGTTGATTGTGAGGTTGCAAGTCTTGAAACAAGTAGACAGTCCATCCTCATCAATCTCAGTGATTCTCAGCCTACCAATGTCAGCAGAGGTATTGAATGCAGTGGTCTGAATCAGGTCCATTGCATTAGGAGCCTCTGTGTCACGTGTGGCTGACGGGGGTTCAGTGTCGGTTCCAACAAAAGCAAAGCCTATGGTTGCCTTGTCTGCCAGGGGAAGGTTGAGCGTGAGCTGGTTACACATATTCCCCTTAGCATACTCATAGTGGTCTGTCCCCACACCACCAAGGTCAGGGTAAGTAGCCTCAAACTGGAATGACTGCTCCAGGTAGTCACTATCAGTGACAGGAACATTCCTAATGAACCTACCAAAGTAAATGTCCACCAGCTGAGTTGTGTTAGCCTCCGTCACCCACGTCTGGCTGGTTTTGTCAATCACCATTGTGGTTGCAGTGATAGACACCAGACGAGCATAACCAGAGTTTTCAGCATTGGAGAACTGGTTGATTGCAAGTGCTCCACCAAAGTAGAGCTGCTGACCAGGAGTAAGAATCCCAGTCAAGTCCTCAGTCAAGGTAAGGGTCACCTGTGTTGCTCCAACAGCAGTCACGTCCAGGTCACCAGCAATGGTCCTGAACCCACAGACCTCAATCCTTGCTTCTTTGGGAGGTGCTACCTCGTCAACCAAGTCCTCCTCCACAGCAATAGCTGTGGCTCCTGAGCCTGTTGCTACCTCCTTGAGTCCATTGTTTTCACTGTTGGTGAACCCACGAGCAAAAATGAGGGTATTCTCAGCCAGTGCTCCACCAGCACCAACGTCATACTCCTCAGCTGTTCCGTCCACACCAGTGATTGTATTGGAACCCTCATAGTCACCAAAGACAGCACCACCTGTGGCAGTTGCAAAGCAGAAACCCTCAATGAAGTCATGAATAACCTCACCAGTAAGGTCATGCTCAAAGTCCACAGCACTGTCTAGGTCAGTGATTGTTCCTTTCTGCTCCTGCCTTTCAGCAGAAATGGGGTTTCTGGAGACAGTGGTGATAGTTGCGCCAAATGTCCCAATGGAGTTAGGCTGCAACTTTTTCCACTGTGGTGTACCTGGCAAGACTCCAAGGCTAGCCTCCTTGCAGACTTGAAAGGCAACCTTGTTAGTAGATACCTCAGCCATGAAAATTGCCTCCTACTTTATTTCGTCATAGGAGAACTCCACTGAGACCTCTCCTCCGTAGTGCTCTCCAACTCGTCCCTGCTCCACAAATGTTCCGTCATGGAGCATGACTCCAGAGATTGTCTTAGCCTCAAATAGGAGACGGGCGGTTCTACCAAGGAAGTCTAAACGCTGGAGACCAATGTCAACGTCCGTCCTCACTTGGATCTGAACCCGTCCCCGTCTCCTGAATTTTCGGTTACCTGTTCCACCAAGAGTATGCTGCTGGGGTCCAGGAAAGTGAATGACCCTCATTAGGATATACTCAACTAAACCCTCAGGTTTTTGAGCTTCATTATCCAGGTAGTAGGGTACAGCAGGGAGACCAACGTCAGTGTCCCAGTTGTTAATCAACTGGTTACAGAGTATGACTCTTGCCTCATTCTCAGTCACGTGAACACCTTCCCACCAAGCCTCCTGGTGTGCCACTCCACAGCCATGTCCACAAACCCAGGTTGTGCCTTTGGTGACCAACCCTCATTCAACAGACCGATATAGGGGACGTTATTGGTTATCCACACTGGACCCATTTCCAGTATGTATGACAACACCTCAGCCTGTCCCCTCTGCTGAGCTGACTGGTCAACTGAGTCCCTACTGCCGAACAGCTCAACCTCTGGAGCAACAACACTAGGGACCCAGTTTGATTTTGCCCAGCCTGTGTCAACTGGGGTTTGGATAATCAGGTCAGCTGTAATATCCAGCACGAGTGCAATGACCTGACGCTCCGTGACCCGTTTCAGCTCAGCACCAATGACCTTAGGCTCATCTGTAGAGACAGCCATGACAGGTCACTCCTCAGGCTCAACAATCTCCTCAGGCTTAATCTCCGTGGAGCCTTTCACCTTCTTGAGACGTTGTGCAGCTTTGGGAGTAATCTGAACGTCCTCATAACCCTCCTCCACTACAAACCAGAGACCTTTCCCACGGTTCTCTATTTTGCAGGTAGCAGGGTCATAAGCATAGGACTCCTCAAAGTCACCAGGGTTGGCTGGGTCAATGTACCTGGAACGGTACAGGCTCTCCAGTCTCCTTGGCTCACAGTCCACGTCTGGGTCCTGCCAGGGGAACTCATCCCCCTTGGCAAAATGAACACCACGGAACTTGAATGGAATCCTACAAACAAAGGTCCCGTCTGTGTTGAATGCTGGTCTCTCAATAGGCATAACCAGTGGTCTCCTTTCTGGTCTGTTGTTACCAGGTCCAGAGGCTGTTAGCCAACAGCACCAGAGAAGAAATAGCCAAGGTCAGCAGCAGTGAGCTTTTGATCCACAGCCATTTCAATCTCAATACGGTCAGACTCAATAGCCTCAATTCGGAACTTCTTGATCCTGGTTCCATTGGACCCTGCTCCCAGCAAACCCGTCCAGGAGAACGTGTAACCAGCAGAGGGAATCCGTAGACCAGGAGCAGGAGCAGAGTAACAGAGGAGAGCATGGTTCCCACCAATGAAGCTGTGGGAATTGGTAGCTCCCTCCTTAGCAGTGTTCTGAATGGCTTTCATGACCAGAATCCGGTCCAGCTCCAGGATAGAGGCAACAGCCTGGAGGGTAACCACAGCAGGAGAACCGGGAGTCTGACCATACTTGATGAGGTCCACAATGTCGGGGTGACGCTTGAGAGACTTCCAGACATTGTAACCAATGACCAGAGTGTTAGGCTCAAAAGCAGTGGACTCCAGAATGGTCCCCTTACCAGTCTCGACGTCACCAACAGGGTCACTGGCAGCGTCATCCCAACGGAGGAACTGGTTACCAGTGGGACCAGCAGCAACACCAGTCATGTCAGTGGTCCACTTGCTAGTGGCGAAATAGTTAGCAGCCCACAGGACCTCACGCTTGAGGAGAGCCTTGAGGGTCACCAGCTGCATTGCCTCAGCGTCAGCCTCAATGACGCTATCAGCATTGGCTCTCCGATCATCGTCAACGTCATGATGGAAAGCATACTTGGCACAGCTGTAGTTGGGGGAGTTGTCCACGGAGTAGTGACCACCAGCACTCTCAGTGGCAGGAGCACGGAGTTTCATCTCATCCCGGTTGAAGTAGCCACGGTCATAGGTGTAGTACCTATCAGACTTCTTTCCAACAGGAATGTTGGGAAACACACGGTCAGCAACAAAGTTTTCCTGTGCCTGGAAAAAGGCAATGGACATATTGCTGAGAGGTGTGTTTACGTGAACATCACCAGGCAACGGTTTCATTGTCTCACTCCTCCTATTGGAGCCTTAGGTTTCTTACTTCCGTCAGTGCTGGTCAGCTATCAAGGAATCTTGTAGCTGCTTCTGAGCAGAGCCTCAATCAGCTCACCGTCAGCTCCACCAGTAATAGCCTTGGCAACAATGTAGTCACCAGAGGCTCCCTCCTCAGCACGTCCGTCAGCACCAGGAGTGAGCAACATTCCAGCAGTCAAGGTAGCACCTGCCATGACCTTGACCACACCAGCAATGTCCAGAGAACATTCCTGGTCAGCAGCAGAGGGAGCGTTACTGATAACCCCGTCAGCGTCAGCTCCCTGAGAGGCAACAGCAGCAATCTTGGTACTGGCATTGATGATTCCAAAGTGATACTGCTTTGCACTCAGGTCAGCGTTTGCCGGATAGGTTATCCTCGTCACGGACTGTTCTGTAGCCATTAGGCTACCTCCTTTGGGATTTGGACTCTACGTCCGTCCTTGTCTATGGACGAAAGCAGGAAAGTAACAAGAGGCTACTCCCTCACAACACCTGTGGGGATTTCCTCATAGAGTCGCTTCCCTTCCTCAGTCTCAAGCACCTTGGTCATAGCCTCACCCTCAGAGCAATCGTGCTCCTTGGCGTAAGACTTGGCCAGAGCATCCAGCTTACCCTTGGGGGTATCCTCTCCCCCGTCAATGGTTCCACGCTTCAGCAAGGCAGACTCAAGAGCCTCATTGTTAGCCTTGAGCATAGCCTCAGCAGCTTCACGCTCCTTGGCAGGCATAGCAGCAACAGCCTTGAGCAGAGAGACCTTGACCTTAGTCTCACCAGGCAGGTGAGTAAGCTCCTCACCAGCACGCTTGGTGAACTCAGTCTCCTGACGTGCAGCCTCAGCCTCCTCAGCCTTGGCAAAGTCAGCGTCAGACCTCTTAGCAAGAGTAATGAGCTTATCACCGTCACTCTTGCGGTATTCAACACCCTCACGGTCTGTGTAAACCACAGGGTCCTCAGCCTTGGCCAGCTCGTCAGCCTCAGCCACAGCAGCAGCCTGAGCGTCAGCGTCCAGCTTGAGGAAGTCACCACGGTCAGCCTCATCCATAGCGTCATGGTGAGCACGAGCGTCAGGAGTCAGCTTGAGCAACAGGTCCATTGCAGCAATGGTCTCCTCAGCCTTGGTGAGCTGTTCCTGCAAACTCTCCACAGTGGGAGTGTTGTCTCCGTCTTTCTTACCAGACATATCACCGTCCCCTTTCTTGAGAACTTCGGGTAGATCGTCCTTGGTTTTACCAGGGTTGGCTTTCAACCAGGCTGACCTGACCTTGGTTATGACTCCAGCAACAGCGTCAGCTGGAACCTGAACCACCTGACCCTTGAGACCCTTGTCAAGAGCAACAGCAGCAGCTCCTACAACCATTGGGTCTGGGTCCCCACCAGGATCATTGGTCAACCTCAAGGTCCAAGTTGAGGGTTTCTGGGGGTCAGGCACATAGGCATAGTCCCCAGCAAAAAACCTCTTGCTACCCTCACCCTTGGTAAGGTTCCCTGACCCGTCAGCAACCACGTCCTCAGCCTCGTCCACAGCCTCAGTGACCAGAGCCTCCACTGCTGTAGCAAAATCGTCCAAGGACTCCTTGACTGCTCCCATAGCGTCAGAGCCTTTTTCCTCTACAATCTGTTCAATACTCTCACGCAAAGCACGGTTGAGGTCCCACATTCCGTCCATAGCCTCACGGACTGTTTCCTCAACCTGAATCTCCTGGAGAGCATCTGTGAAAACAGATTTAGCTAGCTCGTTGGGGTTCCTCCCTTGGTCACGCTTCATGATCGTCACCACAGCAGGAGCCTGAGCCATTCTGTCAACTCCACTGATTTCGTCCAGCTTGAATCTGTGGAGGATGAGACGTTGTTTCTTGTCAGACATTGACCTCAACCTCCTCTGTGTGAGCAGGAATCATGGAACCACCAATGGAGAACCCCTGGTAGGTTCCATCCTTGAATTTCTGGAGCATATCCTCAGAGTCAGGTTTCATAGCTATCATGAGACCCGTCTGTGGAATATCAATGTCAAAAGCCTTGGCTATCTCTGCTGTCATCGGCCAGCAGAAAACAACCGTCCCACGCTCGTCAGCCTTTTCTGTGTCAGCTGCTTTCTCGTGCATTTCCCCAGCAACCCTGCTGTGGAGCATGAAGTCAGTAGCAGCCTCCAACATTCCAGGCTCAGTAGCATGGTGACCCTGTTTGTCAAAGTAAGGCTGACCCCCAATGTTACAGACCAAAGCCCAACCCAGAACCAGTCCAAGCTCCTCGTCAACCTTGAGGATTTTGGTCACGGTCTCAGGACAGTCATTAGCCTTTAACAAGTAGACGTCACCCAGCCTGACACTACCAAGGCTCTGCTCCCTAGCAGCCAGGAAACAAGTGAACCCAGAGAACTCCTGACCAGCAGACTTGACCATATCAGTCACACTGCTTTTGCTGGAGTCCACCAGGATCGTCCCAGAGAAATCAACCTCAGTCACAGGAAAGTCCTGAACTGAGACCTTGTGGAGGGTTCCACTCTTGGCAGAGAAAACCTTACCTAGACCCTCGTCAATGTAGGTGAAATGACCCTCACCTGAGAACAGGACCAAGGTGTTATCACCTACAGGCACACAGGCAGAGGGGACCCCCGCCTTGGCCATTCCAGAGGAAACGCTGTCAACGTCTCCCTCCACTACAGCTGCAAACACGTCAGGTCCCAGCTGCAACTCCAGAGACGAGGGGAGAACCACGTCACCCTCAGGAGATACCTTGAGCAGGTTCTCTCTCCTGAGGATTCTCCTGGACCACCTAAGTCCAGGATAACCTCCCCACATATCCCACTGAACCACACTGTCAGGAGGGTCACTCTTGGTGAGGTCTGGTCTGTGTGCCTCCCTGTTACCATCAAGGAAGGCATACATTCCACGTATATCACTGAGAGCAATCTCCTGACCTGTGTGGAGAGGTGGTCCCACAGGGAGGTGACTCCTCTCCAGGCTAAGAGCCTGGTGAGCAGTTTCTCTGACCACCAGTGGTGGCCTAAAGGCTTTCTCTTTCCTCATTACGCCTCACCCTGGCTGAGGTCAATGTAGAAAATGTGAATTGACCCAGTGAGAGCAACACTGCTGCTGGCTGTAATGTCAGCGTCAGGACAGCCAACATTTAGGTGGAGCTTGGACGTTCCAGCAGTGGCGTCCACAACAGCAGGAGCAGCAGGACCACTGTTGTCACAGCTGCCAGCACTGGCAGTCAGAGCACAGGCTGTGCTTGCAATCCTGTCAGCCTGAGTGCTGTCCAAGGTGTCGTCAGTTGCCTCAGCTGCCGTACCAATGGCAAAAGCCAAGGTTGCGTCAGCTGCAATCCCAGCAGCAGCAACCACGGCAAGGTCCATCATGCAACCAAGGAGTAGAACATGCTTGGAGGGGAACGTCAGCAACTCCTGGGTCCCATAACCACCATTAGCTCCACCAGTATCAGTAACCGTGACAGAGAAAGAGGAGAGTGGAATCTCCAATTGCTGAATCACAGGACTGAGAGCCTGGTTGGTCAAGGCAGCTGGGACAGTAGGCTTGGCTCCATCAACAAACAAGGAGCCTCCAATTTTCAGGTTCTCCATGAGGTGAACCTGTTTTGTCTTACTAGGCATTCTCTAGCCTCCTTACTCTAGTCCAGACTGAGCACCTACACTGAACGGTCTCCTCAGCAGGAGCCTTAGGGTCTCCAGGGTACATGAGGGAATTTCCAAGAGGGGAGACAAAGGGTTCATTGACCCCACGTTCCTGTCCATTCATGCTGTGGTGGTGTGGACGTTCCCTCCCGTCTATCTCTGTACTCCAACCCCTGACTACCTCCTCAGGATTCAGCTTTCCTGTTTCAAACGCTTGACGGTACAGCTCCTCATTACCCTGGTGAGTGGACCTCAGAGCCTCAGTCCTAGCTATCACCTCTGAACGATATTTGATATAGCGTTCACGGTAACGTCCCACCATTCTGTCAATCTGCTCGTCATTGAGGAACTTTCCATCCTTGACAGCTCGTCTAAAGGTTCTATCAAACCTCCTGTCTCTGAGCTGCCTCCTGAGAGCTGATAGGTCATTCTGCTCCAGTTGCGTCCTGTACCTTGCAACAGCTCTCTCCTGACGCTCTGTCAAGCCTATGGAGTCCCTGAACATTCTAGCCTGGTCACGTGGGTTCAGACCTTGGGAGATACCTTCCACCATTGCCTGACGTGTGACTCTCCTTTGCTCGTCCAGGAATTCACGGACCAACCTGAGCTGGTTCTGTTGCATAGCCTCAACAGCTCTGGTGTTCACCCTGTCAAAAGTCACAGCTATTCCAGCTGTGTTGTAAAAGTCAGCTGTGCTCCTAGCAGAGGAGGTGAAAGCCTCATTAGTAGCGTCAGCAAACTTGAGGACATAAGCCTCAGCCTCAGCAAAGGCTTGGTCTATTTGTCCTCTCACAATCAGGTCAGTCAGTCTGTCAAGGGTAACAGAGGACCTGATCTGCTTAACCATTTCCAGGAACTCACGTCTCAGCTTGAGGTCCCATGTGTTAACCAGGGTGTGTAAACGCTCAGCAGGGTCAAAGATAAACTCAGACGCTTTGGACAGGTTCTTGAGGAACCTGTCAACATAGCTCTCAGTGTAATTCATTACCTGCATTGGCACTCAAACACAGCGTGAGCAGGGTCAGTCTTGACCCCATTCTCACAAATGGTTCTGGTCACCCCAGCCAATGTGATTTCATCATTAGGCTTGGGGACTACTCCAGACGGGAGAGAACTCCCAAGGATTGAAATTTTCCTGTCACCTTGTTGGATCATCTGACCATCAACCTGTCTCTCAGAGTAGCTATCCTCCCAGCCTTTCACAGTGTGGTCAGCTGTTGTTGGTTGAGTCCCAGCAGTAGGGTTA